AGACTTGATTGACACTTGGGGTCTTGATGTTGAATATGAAAACTGGAAAGAGTGGCAAGAGGACGAAGACGATGAAGAATAACTATAGTTTTAACACACAACACCTGATGCCTTCGCAGTGGTATCACAACAAGCTTATGCAAGAGATTGACGAAGCTTACTGGCTTGGCAATGAAGACGAAGCTAATGCACTAGAACTAAAGGCAGATGATGTTAAGCATCACATTGATCTTGGTAGCAGTTGGTATCCACTATTCTAAGGACATGACATGTTTGTAATACCTATACTATTGTGCATCGTATATATCGCTGCATGGATTTACTTTTCTGTAACAGCAGATATCGGCAAAAAGAAAGATGGATGATCCACATGATGACTGTACTCACTGGGTTGGCAAGATACCTAAAACGGATACTGATATCCCTTAGCGTAGTGATGAACGTAATACTGGGCGGCAGCTTAAACCAAACGTTATCAGCTAGAAACTGGGACTGGAAAAAGAGAGGCTTACCTAATATCGTATGGCTTATTGATTTGATATTAGGTGCGGATCACTGTATGATTAGTTGGTCCTACTGGAAAACAAGGAGACAATGGTAATGAATATACCCAAGAGCAATGCTAAAGTGTCGCAGATCATAGAGTTTTACATGCACTCTGAATCTTTTAGGCGGCTAAAGAACACGACACAGCGTGACTATGCGGTCCACTTAGTCGCAGTGATGAATACACCTGTAGAGGGCAAAGATCTTGGGGAGTATCGTTGCAATAAACTTAAAGTCAGACATGTGACACAGGCATACGAGCAATGGCTTACAATAGGTGTACGCACAGCAAACTACCGCAAGGCTGTGCTATCCACTGCATGGAAGAACGCTATGCGCTTTGATGTTCTGGTGACCAATCCTATCAGCTCTGTTAAAACCCTATCGTCAGAGCCACGGCGTGTAGTGTGGGAGCGAGATCAGATTGTTAAATTTCTCAATGTTGCATATAGCGACTTCAACTTCCGTAGTATAGGTCTTATTGTACATATGGCATACGACTGGGGGCAGCGTGTAGGAGATATGCGTACCTTAACGTGGGATTCGTTAGACCTTGAAGGGTGTCAACTAGACCTGACACAGAGCAAACGTAATGCAGAGGTACACTTACCAATCTCAAATGATTTATGCCAGATGTTGCAACAACAGAAGGAAGATTTTGGTTTTCAGAAGTATGTAGCACCTAAGCCAACACCAGTAGCAGGTGCATATGTTCCTTACCCTAAAGAGCAAATATATATTTATATCAATAGGGTATTAGACGAAGCTAAACTACCACGTAAACTTACAGCGATGGATCTTAGACGCACAGCAGTAAAAGAAATGATGGAAGGTGGCGCAGATCTATTGACAGCCATCCAGGTTACAGGGCATAAGAACATTGCATCACTTAAAAACTATCAAGTGAATACGTTGAGTGGAGCAACCAAAGCATTAGCTGCGAGGAAAAGAGATGAGTAACTGGCAGAAACACAGAGCGTTTGCATCTGATGTAACTACACACGGTAACTGGCGGGGTGACTGCCCATTCTGTGGTGGTAAGAATACCTTTAGCGCTACCATAGATACAGGTACACTCAAGTGGAACTGCTACAAGCTAGGCTGTGATGTTGGGGGTATACATGACACAGACATGACAGCAGCAGAGATCATGCGGCATATGCGCCCAGCGCCAGAAGAACAAAAGAAAGAGATAGAGACTATGGAGATCCCTGCACAAATGGTGATACCTACGCCACAACATACTAAGCACAATCGTTTCTTGCGGCGGTGGGGTATTGTTGGTGGTACTTACTACGATGTACAACAAGAGCGTGTTGTATTTCCTATCTACCACAAGGGCCGTATCATTGATGCAGTAGGACGTGCAGTAGGTGAGAAGAAACATCCTAAGTGGTATCGCTACACAGGCAAGGCACACTACTACACTATAGGAACAGGTAGCGTTATTGTTGTGGTAGAGGATGTAATCTCTGCCATCGTAGCATCCCAAGAGTTTCCTCAACTAACAGCTATGGCAATCCTTGGCACAACTATGAACCCTAAGCACTTTGCTAAGCTTGGAGAGTATGATAAGATTATCATTGCACTAGATCCTGACGCAGTAGGTAAGACTATCGAGTATCGTCGTGAGATAGAACTATGGACAGGCGTTAAAGTTACTGCTATGAACCTTAGTGATGATATCAAGTATCGTATGCAAGAAGATTTAGACAAACTAAAGGAACTACTATCATGATTGAAGCAACTTACATTGACCACATGGGCAGTGACTTATCTGTAGTGAACGCAGCACGTGTTAGTTTTGGTAAGAAGTCTGAGTACATTTACTCTGGGGTTGATACTAATGGCCCACTAGAGAAAGCATTGCATCAACGTGACGTGAAGCTGATCCGTTACCTAGCTAAGCACAAACACATCTCACCATTCGGTCATGCCTTTGCTAGCTTCCATGTCAAGGCACCAATCTTTGTAGCACGTCAACTTGTGAAGCATAAATTTCTGAGATGGAACGAAGTATCGAGGCGGTACACCACTGAAAATATTGAGTTTTATGTTCCTGACCAGTGGCGTTGGGCTACTCCTGATAAGAAGCAAGGTAGCGGGGTAATTATGGACAAGCAATGGTCTAAGCCTGTCGAGAATAAGTACGAACAACTATGCAAAGGTGCAGCACGTACTTACCGAAGAATGTTAGAGCTTGGAACGTGTGAAGAGCAAGCACGTATGGTTCTCCCACAGTCAACCATGACGGAGTGGTACTGGTCAGGTTCACTGGATGCGTTTGCTTCTATGTGCCACCTACGCTGTAAGCCTGACACACAGTACGAAACCAGGATTGTGGCTGAGCAGATTGATGACGAAATGATGAAACTATTCCCTGTAGCATGGGAAGCATTAAGGGCGTATGAAGAATGATGAAAAATAGTGTAGGTATGATTGGTGTCGAAACCATTGAAGAACACGAGGATGGTAGTGCAACATACAAGTTTCACTATGATGCAGAGGTACGTAAATTACTGGCAGAGGAAGGCTTAACGTTAGCCCTATACTGCGCAGCCGCCAAGTTAGACATGGGCTTGGTGTATGACTTTATCACAGATCACATGGAGTATAACAAAGATGAGTAATTACATGAACAGCTACGCAGACTTAGGTTGTGACCTAGAGAAACTACTACACGGAGTAGCTAGGCTGCACGTACATCTTGGACGTAAAGACAAAGAGAATATATCCACACGGGGTTGGTCATACAATGATCTGATTACAGGGGTGCTTGACATAAACGTGACTTTGTGTCCTGATATGAAACAGTTTCGTGCAGTGTTGACTTTGTTCGATACGCTTGATGCTATGACTGAGATCGGGCCAAGAGCAGTCTCATATTTAAAAGACCTAAAGCAAATGGGGTAACACTAAATGCAATACGCAGTGATGATTGACATAGAGTTAGGCCACTCAGATTACGTCAGGGAGAACTCTAAAGTATTTACTAACCTGACACCTGTTCAACTCTATGATACTAAAGAGGAAGCACAGGTAGAGGCTGACACATGGAACACAGGACGAGTAGTGGAGTGGCACGATGGCTAAGATCCCAGAGGAGCGTAAGCCCATACCAGATGTGTGGTTTGTAGACAGAGCAAAGAAAGTAATCCGTGAGATGACACCAGAGGAACGTCAACGTGCCAAAGAACGTGAGAAGCTTAACAAGCAGGATGACGACTGGGATAACTGGACAGACGGAGATCTAACATAATGTTTACTGTAGAGTTTGAAGCAGATTCCAGTGTTGTTACTGTGCTTGACGAGTCAGGACAGATGGAAGACATTGAGGTTATCATATCAGATGATGATGTGGTATTCATGCGACAGTGGGATGATGATCTTGGTAAGTATGAGATGTTAGTGATGACATACCGACAGCTTCTAGATATAACTGCATCCCTGCAGACCACAGAAGGTTTGCACAAGATAGAGATTGTAAAGAATGATTAACTTTTTTAGTGGAATGGTGTTTATGTATGTACTTGGGATGCCCTTGATGCTATACATAAGTGAGCCTTTGGATGAGGAAGACCAGGGCGCACCATTTCGCTTTGCTTTAATGTGGCCAGTAGCTGCGTTAGAAGCACTATACCATATGATTCGAGGAGAGAAGAACGATGATGGAACTGGCACTGATTAAAACATTACTAAAGCGTGACTTCTATGATCGTCACAAGGGTATCCGTTGCCCTGATAAGATCTTCACCAAAGATGTACGTAAGATTAAGCAAGCACTAGACACAGCTATGGATACATACCAATACGTAGATCTGTCTGTGTCAGACTTACAGGCTGTGTTTAATCGCATGAATGCTAGTATGACTACAGCCACACGTGCCGCATACGATGATCTATTCAAGCGTATCGAACTATCTGAGCCTATCAAAGAAGAGATCGCAGAGGATACACTAGCACAGCTATTCCAACAGCACGTAGGTGACCGTGTAGCCATGCTAGGTTTTGACTTTGTGAATGGTACAGAGAATAGTTTAGAACCCCTACGCCAACTA